ACTAAGTTTAATGATAATAAATATTGTGAAAAAGGGTCTTTGCAGGAGGAAAGGGGAATTGATGTAGCGTCAGTTGTTATGAAGCACTTTTTTAAGAAAAACGAAACGCGATTCTCAAACGAACTATACACCTGCATACCGGATTCGTTTTATTTAGGCGACACTTCCGTAGATTTTAAGTGCAGTTGGTCACGTGAAACATTTTTAATGGCAAAGTATTCAGAACTTGATTCAGATTATGAATACCAGGGGCGCATTCAAATGGAGGTTTGCGGCAAAACAAAACACATGGTCATTTACTGCCTTGTTAATACCCCGGCCCACCTTATCGACAAAGAAAAAAGATTCTCAAACCCATTTGCATTGGGTACAAAAATGCACAATCAGAGAGAAAGGCAAATAGAAATAAATCATATATTTAATTTAGCCGAGTTCAAAAAAGAAAACCCCGATTATTTAACCACAATACCAGAAAACGAATGGGTTTATGATATAGCTATGGTTGACCGTTGCTTTCGTTTTGACATGACGCATAGCGATGAAATTTTAAATAAAATGAATACTCGCGCTTACGAGTGTTTAACATGGATGAACACTAACCTCTTTAAAATCTAAACATGGAACCGTACAGACAATTTAAAAAAGGCGACATTATTGAACGGTATCAGGGAGAACCCGCCGAAACTATTAAAAACAATGAACCATTAACGTTTAAGGTATATGCAAGTCGCGCGCTTAGCAATAATACATTAATGGTCAACGAAAGCTGGGGTTCGTTTGCATCTAAAAACTTTCGCAAATGGGTTGAAGTGGAGCCAAAGCAGGAACCGTACAGAGAATTTAAGAAAGGCGACCTTATCGAAAGATATCAAGGGGAGGCAGTTAAAAGCATTAAAAACAATGTTCCGTTGACCTTTTGGAAATACACACCTTCCGTAACTGGTGATAACTTTTTAATGCTGTTTTCCGGCGATGAATCGTTTGCATCTAAAAACTTCCGCAAATGGGTTGAGATAGTACCGGAGCCGGTGAAGCGGAAAATAAAAATCGGGGATTTTGTCAGTGGGCCAGACTTAGGAACAGGGACTCCAAAACGAGGAACGGTAATTGAATTTAGTAGGGTGGGCAATCCAATTATTGAAATAGGTGGCGTTAACAATTTGATTGACTTAGAACTTACGCGACACGTTGAAAAACCATCTTTGGAAAAACCTAAAATAAAAATCGGGGATGAAATACAGGGGCTTATTGTTAGCGGTATCGTTAAGGGTATTGATGAAACCTTTTATATTATCAATAGCGGAAATAAGATTACAAAAGACATCGCTACACTCATCCGCACTAAGGAGCAAATCGAAGCGGATAAAATAGTAAAGGATAATTGCGACCAGATTGACGATAAGCTATTAAAACAATCCCTTTTCGACAAGGCAAAGGAAATAGCAGAAAAGGAAATACACCGGATAAAAAATAAACCTTTTGATGCGGAATATATTATTCCTGTCGGGACGAAGGTAAAGGTATTGTCCGGTGACCGTATCGGCGAAACCGCAATTGTAATATATTCCGATAATAAATACGGAGGCGCTTCTGACCGATGTGGCTGCACAATTGAATTTTACGACGGCTTACAATTGCGCTATTTTTCAAATTATTTAGCCCCGGCAGACCTAGATCACTCAATTACCGAAGCGGAAATCGAGCGGCTAAAAAATAAACATATTTATGCCGATTCTATTTTTCCTGTTGGGATGAAGGTAAAAGTTATTAACGATGACAGGGCAAAGTATTTTGATAAAATTTTTGAAACCGGAACAGTTATATCTTCGGGCCGATATAACAACGATGGGTATCACTGGGAGGGCACTTATGTCGAATTTAAAGACGGGCTAAAATTGGGCTACAATTACAACCAACTTGTCCCTGTAGACCTAGACCACTCAATCACCGAAGATCCACCCGTATACGATACCGGGACGGATCGGCTGAAACAAATGGCAAAGCAAGCCAAAGAAACGGGAACGGAAAAATCATTTATAGACGCACTAATAAACGGATGGATATGTTAATTGAAACGAACGTAATATACGAACAACCTGCAAATCTATCCACCGGGAATCTTTCGCTCAATATAATTGATTTAATTATTGAGCAGGATTTAAATAACAGCGGGATTGAAAAATGGATGGAAAGTGCTTTTAAAATCGCGGCCTTATTCTTTGGTGACCATATCGGCGGCAGTCGCAAAGGCGAACAGGTAGAGTTAAGGCGCGCCGTAATTGCCGCCACCTGCAAGCGATGGAATCCGATGTATACCTTTTCCAATATCGGTAAGCTGATTGCAAAATATACGGATCGAAACGTTAAATTTGATCATGCGTCAATTATTCACGCAAAAAATAAGCACACCGAAATGATGGACAATTATAAATTTGGCCATCATGTTTACCACGACAACTTTAATAAGTTCTACAACCGGATTGTTTCATATAATATGATGCGTAAATGAATAAGGAATCCGATATTTACCACATTCCCGTTAAGCCCATGAGCATTAACGAAGCATGGAAAGGGCGAAGATTTAAAACGGATAAATACAAGGCTTACGTTATCGCTGTTAAGGCGAAGTTGCCCGTAATTAAATTGCCACCGACACCATATAAAGTTTCGTTTTGGTTTGGGTTTAGTACATCGCTTTCAGACGTTGACAATCCGACAAAGCCAACGCTCGATATACTTTGCCAGAAATATAATTTTAGCGACCGACACGTAATGGAATTGACGTTGAAAAAAGTCATGGTTAAAAAAGGATCAGAGTTCTTTTCCTTTAAAATTGAACATTACAACGAACAATCCTAAAATACCTAAAATGAAATACCTACTTAGACTGATTGCCTTTCCTTTTATTTTTGTCCTGATTGTAATTTGATCTAATTTAAACAAGAAAATTTAGGAAGCCAATGTTCAGCTATTACGGAAGCAAGTCAAAGATTGTAGATTACTACCCACCACCGAAGCATAAACGGATTATAGAACCGTTTGCAGGCAGTGCAAGGTATAGTTTAAAGTATTGGGAGAATGAAGTTTTGCTGGTGGATAAATACGATGTAGTTTATAATGTTTGGAAGTATTTACAACGAGCTACAAAAAATGACATACTTTCTTTACCTAAAATGAAGCAAGGTGATAATGTAAATGATTTTAATATTTCACAGGTGGAAAAAGATTTTATAGGATTTTTGATTTGCAGAGGGATGGAAAGTCCAAGAAAGAACGTAAGCAGTTTTGTTGGTGATATTTCAGATAAACTAACAGAAATAGCAAATAACGTATTTAAAATAAATCACTGGACAATTATTAACGGCAGCTACGAGAATTTAAGAAATGAAGAAGCTACCTGGTTTATAGACCCGCCTTACCAATTTGGCGGGGAGCATTACGTAGAAAGCACAAAAAACATAGATTTTAATAATCTTTCGGATTGGTGTAAAAGCAGGAACGGTCAAACAATAGTTTGCGAAAACACAAAAGCTGATTGGTTGGATTTTAAGCCAATGAAGGAAATGACAGGTTCACAACATAAGACAGTTGAAGCTATTTGGTCAAACCATAAAACTAATTACGACAACGTGCAGATGTCGATGTTTAAAGAATCGCTTTTCAAAAAACCTTTATAATAAACGCTGAACAATGAACTACCTACTTAGACTGATTGCCTTTCCTTTTGTTTTTGGCCTTATTTTAATTTCAGCAGTTCGGCTAATAATTAAAAACTCGTATTTGTTTTTGCGATACGGCGGCGAATTGATGCTGTACAAAGAAAAACATACGCCTCAATCATTTGCCTTAGTTTTGAACAAGATCGAAGCACTTTTAAAATAACCCTTATATTGCACCGCTCAATCGTTGAGCCGTCAGGAGTAGTACCCTGTTAGTAAAACATCTTAACTTTCCCGGCAAGGGATCAAACGAGGCTTCGGCTGTACTATTCGTTTGTGAACTTCCGGGAATTTTATTTTTATGTATGAAGGGTTACGAGCTTTCCAGGTACTGGTTTGATTTCTCATTTGAGAATCCAGAGGCAAAGACTATTCACACCGCTATCTTTATGTGGGTTGTCGAGCTAAACAATCGCTTGGGTTGGAAGGCTCAATTTGGCCTACCAACAAGAGATACCTGCGAGGGCCTTTCAATCGGAAATAAAACTACTTACAACACAGCCTTAAAAGATCTTCATAGTTGGGGATTTATTACGATTATAAAGGAGTCAAAAAACCAATACCAAAGCTGCATAATCTCAATAAATGAGAAAAAGTGCCGTGTCAAAAATGTGTCGGCACTAGATCGGGCACTGCTTAGGCACTGCGAAAGCACCGTAGGAGGCACTAGTGCGGGCACTGCAACCATAGACAAACCAATAAACCATGAAACAAGTAAACCAATAAACAAAGAGGGGCCCGCCCATTTATCTGCTGACCCGGTTAAGTGGTGGAAAACTGCCACAAAAGAAATCTTGGAAAAAAAATGTGATCCGTTCAAAGAATTTTATCCGACGAGTTTTATTGAATACTTTGTGGGGTATTATATGCAGGACCACGAGGACGGAGGATCACTTTTAAAATACGAGCAAAAATTTTCAGTTGAATTTAAGTTAAAAGCATTTTGGGCCGATCCAAAAACAAAAGCAAAATATTCACAAAAAACACAACTACTTCCCGATGGAATCTCTACCCCAGCAAACGAGCGCCTTGCAAACGCAATCCAGCAACATCGAATCTTTAATGAGGCACTTGATCGAGCTAACGAAAACAAAGGGGATTACGGCGCGTCCTGATGAGATCTCGGTCGTCCTGCTTGCCATGGACTTTCCGATAAAGCAAATGGGAGTCGGTGAGTTTAGAGCGCAGTTCGAACAAAAAATGGCCGTCGTGGTAGATGCGTATTTTGGATCGACGCTAGGAACGACAACGGTCACGATCAACGAATGCAGGGAGATAATGCTTCGCGACTTTCCATCGTGGGGAATCGGCGAGCTAATGGAAGCGGCCAGGAACTTGGAGCCGGGACAGATAAAAACTTTCGGCCAGTTTACCGTTGATCACTTCAAGACAATGCTTTTTGCCCATCAAAAAAAACGAAATGCAATAGCCGCAGCAATCGCCGAAAGCAAAGCGAGTGAAGATAAATTGGAGCGAGAAAAAATAGTTGAGGGTTCCCGGATCTGGTTTCGCGACCAAGCAGAAAATTGGTTTTTGCAGCAAAAAAATATCTGCACTTACTCGCACTGGAGCAAGTTGCCTTACGGATATTGTTTGCAAATTGCGCCGTCGTTGGAGGAAAACATACCGCTCAAGCACGAAGCGATGAGGCACGCAGCCGACGAAATGCAGGCCGACGCAGAAAAATCACGGGATGCAGGCCGGCTTTCAAATTACGAGAGCATAATGGCCGCACTAAGGAAAGAACGCGGCGAAGATCAGGTGCTGACAGCCAAAAAAATATATCCGCGTTTGCTCGTCTGGAATGAAATCAAACCTAAGTAACAACTACCCGAATATTAATACCTTTGCGTTATGGCCATGAAGCTGGAGGGAAAAATAGAAGCCCTGATTGATTTTATAGTGGAAGGAAAAACCTTTAGGCAGATCGCCAAAGTAATGGGGTGTTCAATTTCGACGCTTCATTACTTCCTCGCTTTGCCCGAACACTCCGCGCGCACGAATGCCGCTCTAGCGTTAAGTGCTGCCCAATATGCTGATAAGGCAGAAGATGTTTTAATTGAATGCAAATCGACAATGACAGAGGTCACAAGAGCCAAAGAACTTTCTCAATATTATCGGTGGAAGGCAAAGATGCGAGACCCTAAAAAATACGGCGACAAGATTGACGTTGACCTAGGCGTTCCACCAGGTACTGAAATAATTATAAAGGGCCAAAAGTTTGCAGATAACGATTGATGAGAGCGCCTATTCAACGCATTTCCGGCCAGTATTATATTCCTGGGATCGGTATATAATCGCTTGGGGAGGCCGTGGTGCATCAAAAACGGACGTACTTTACCTCAAATACCTGCTTTGCCTCTTTGAGCCGTTCTACTTCAAATTAGCCTATATTAACAAAGAATTTAACGGAATCCGTGACGGCCAATACGCAGGATTTAAACGGGTAGCTAAGCAGGTAGGGTTATACGATAAGCTAAAGTTTTACGACGGCGACTACCGAATAGTCAATCAGGCAAACGGGAATATGCTCATTCCAAAGGGGATGGACGACCCGGAAAAAACAAAGGGACTCGACAACATAACCGCGATTTGGTGGGATGAGATTAACAAAGGCGACCTGGAAGATTTCCGGGCGTTAAATGAACTATTAAGATCGCCGTCGGCAACGTTCCTGCAATTCGCGATGTCGTTTAACCCGGTGCATGAGAATCATTGGCTAAGGCACTTTTTCTTCCATCCAGATAATGAATATGCGATACACCAGGACTTCAAGGGGTCTGCACTTTTGCATCATTCGACGTACAAGGATAATGAGTTCATAGATCAGGAACAATACCTAAAAACGTTAACGGAAAGCGCCGGTACAAACAGCAACGCGCTAATGGTTAACGTGCTTGGTAAATGGGGACTTGGGGAGCCTGTTGTTAATCCTTTTCTATCAGAGTTCAGGCGCGATAAGCACGTTTCCAGCGATGCCGTTTATAACCAGAACCTGCCTCTTTACCTGTCTTTGGATTTCAACTGTGAGCCTTTATGTGGCGTGTTTTTTCAGTTTTATCTTCCTGAAAAAAGGCTTTGGTACTTTGACGAATTTGCCATTAGTAATGCCAATGTAGCCGAGTTATGCACCCGTATATCAGATCGGCTAATTCAGTATCAATGCCAGCCGTCTAGGTTACTGATAACGGGCGATAAGAACGGCGGCAATGGTAGGATAGGGTCATTTCACAACCTGTCAATCTATCAGGAAGTAAAAGCAACATTAAGGCTTGCCGAGTCGCAGTTTAAGCTACCCGGAAACCCAAACCACGTTCACAGCCGGACACATTGCAACCAGATCTTTAGGCTTTGGAACGTAAAATTTAATCCTAAACTGATTGGAGTCATTACCGATTGTGAGAATGTTTCATGCGATGCAAAGGGCGAAATCATTAAGAAGAAACGATCCGACATGAGCCAACGAGCGGATTTTTTAGACGGTGTTCGATATTCGATTAATACTTTTTTGCCGTTTATTAAATAATTGCTTTACTTAGCACCTCACATTTAACACCCCAAATACACCCCAAGAAATGAAGTATGGTAAACTATTTACGAGCGTAGCGTTAATCGCGGCAGCATTATTCGGCGGCAATGGGATGTTGAAAGCCCAAAATCACGCCCAAACAAACAAGGAAATGAACGTTCCCGCTCCGCAAGGACGGAATGTTTTTACCGGCGTTGTTCCACAGGGATCAAGGTTTATCAACGGGTCGAACCGTTTTAGGGACGAACCAATGAACCAACGGCAAAGGCGCGAACAGTGGGCGCGAAATCCATCTTCACGCCCAAAAGCAAACAGGCGGTGATTGACGAATACGACAACTGGCACAATGAAACGCGATACTTTATTCTTTCCGATTCGCCGTACACTTTTGAAAGCAGCAAGGGAAGATGAGCGAATCTAGAGCATATCCGCACATCGAACTTCAGATAGTGTTTTCCCGGCTGCTCAAACATCATATTTTAATCTGCCTGAACTAATGAAGAAAATCAACCCGACCGTTTTTATGTTCATCGTCTGGATTGCGGCGATTCTGGCAACCTTAATACTTCAAACATGAGTATATGCACACCCTGTTATGATGCCGGGGTTATCCCAAAGTGCATCGACCTGCTGATAGTGGCCGGAACCGATCTAAGCCCCGCTGACGAGGTCACCATATATTGGAAAAACGTCGCGACCGATAGGCTGGAAACCATCGAAGGAATCGTTGCATCAGGATCAATATACTCAGCAACAGAGGAAGGTATTAACTTTCCTACCAACGTACCAATTAACATTTGGGTCACGTTAAAAGACGAGCAACCGAATCAATACCAAGACTTACTAATCAATGGCGAAACGTTTACCTGCATATCATTTAAGGCTCGAAACGGAACATTTGCCGAATATAATCTCGCCGAATGATAACACTATTCCTTCTTTACATTGTTGATTTTATCGACAAAATCGAAAAAAAGATATGGCCGCCCGTTTCGTAATTGAGTTCGTACTTTGCGCGTTCGCATTGTGGAGAATCACCCGGCTATTTGCCGACGAATCAGGCCCGTTTGACTGCTTTAAACGGCTGCGGCAATACCTGGAATTTAGAACGCCGTTTCTGTTTAAGCTGATAGACTGTTTCTATTGCCTTTCGATTTGGTTTGCTATTCCGTTTGCAATTTACCTGTCACACGGATGGATTGACGGCTTACTGATTTGGCTCGCTCTTTCCGGGAATGCCTGCATAATTTACACGGCGACCGAAAATTGATGTTATGAAAAAACATAATCATGCCTCTTTTTACGAAAACGAGCCTAAATATTCGGGCGGTGATATTATTGTCGTCAAGGGCAAATTGCACATAATTTCCTCTGTCGCGAAAGAGCTATTAACGGACGATCAAAAGAATGACGTTTGCGCGTATGTCGCAAGGAGGAAAGTTTGTTGTGGGCAAGGTGGACGTGCGGTGCGTATGGGGCTAAATTACTTTTACTACAAATGCACGGACGAGAATCTGTTTAATGAGATTGAAATTACGGGGTCAGGTATTGATGCGGCTAATGCCTTAATTTGCGATTTGCAACACGAAATTGACAGATACTCAGAACAAATTTCAGCAATCCAATCAGCAGTTGGATTTGACCATGAACGCGATTGACCTAATCGGCAGGATAATGATTGTTGCACTAATCGCAGCCTGCCTATACGCACTAATGAGAAACGATATTGACCGAAACAGATGAAAACTGATGTTGATTTACTAAACGACCTTGCAAAAGGAGTAACTATTACTTGCCTGCTATTTTATTGTGAAATGGTAAGATATTCATTTGGGAAGTACGTTTTAGTTTACGGAACTGATAAAGAGGATGAAGTCCTTTTAACGGCTATAACTTATATCCGCGCAGGAGGCGATAAATTGCAATATAAAAAGTTGTCGATGTCTTTTGATAAAGAAAGATTTGATTTAGATAAATTTCGTGCAATAGATCACTTTCAAAAAAAAGTAATAGACGCTTTTGCCCGGATTGATAAAAGAAAAGAAACAGATGAGCTTTAAAACATTCTTTAAAAAATCACCAGCAGCCAACCCGATTAAGGATCAGTTGGTTTTTCTGTTTAAAGGAACGGACGGACACGACTACTTTTCCTATAAGCCGGATTCAGACCTTCATATGCCTCGACTGCCGGAGCAAATGAAGTTGATGGAACACATGAGGATAGGTATGTCAGAGGAAGATATGTTCTTAATATTCGACAATATCGACACCCTGAACGCGGCAATATTGACGACGAAAAACGATAAGGACAAACCGTCATTGCACGCTAACATAGGCGCGCACACAACCATTGGACGTGGCCGGATGAGTAACACGCTGCATCATAAATTACTGCTGCAAATGGCGGCTACATGGTGCATCCGAAACGACGAGAACCCGCAGGAATTTAGCCGCGAAATACATGAGCAGAAAGTTAACTTTTTTGATGCCGAATGTCGGGAGGGTTCGGCATACGCTTTTTTTCAGTTAATTGGTTTCAGAGGACTAAGTCGCTACATGACAATGTCAGGGGACGAGTTCAGCGAGCTATGGACGAACTCGATCCTGAACTTAAAGACGCTACACCAGACGTTAGAGAACTTGATCCCCGAAAGGCTGCGGCGAAGCTCGTTAAAGACTTCCGCAAGTCGCTAGTGATGCTATCGGAGGGCAGTTCTGTTGAGCTTGAATCATTAAAACGGTTAAGCGTTGCCGATTATGTCGAGAAAATAGAACACTTTTGCAGTAAGTTAAAACCGCGAGAAAAAGATGGCAGCCGAAAAAATACAACTTGAATTTGACCTCGAAACCCAAAAGCTAAAGGCCGGATTTGAAGATGGCGTTCTCGATCCGTTAGACGCGGTATCGGTTAAAAGCAGGAAGGTTGCTGAAACGGTTTCCGCTGAATTTAAAAAGACAGGTAACAATATCACTAAGGCATTTGCTGCCGGAACTGCGACCGCCGGATTTAAAAAACTTTCGGTCGAGGTCGTTTCCGTTTTTAAGAATGTCGATTCATCCATCAAAGGAACTGTAGTAAGCTTAGCGGATCAACGCAAGGCACTTGAGGCCAACGCAGCGACGGCAATTAAGATGCAGAGCGCGATCACAAAGGCATCGGCCAATGTTGCGCGCCCGGTAAAATTCAATCCAGCGTCGCAGCTTGTGCCAGGCATCCAGACCGGAAAGATAATCGACCCAAAGCCCATCGAGAAAGCAACCGTGGCAACGCAGAAGCTAACGACCCAGCTAAGGAATCTAAAAAATCAGTTATCGCAGTTAGACGATGCCGGCCAATCAGGGACGGCCCAATTTCAGTCGTTAGCGATACAGGCGGCAAAGCTAGAGGATCAGATCGGCGACACGTCCGACCGAATTAGGATATTAGCATCGGACACCTTCGCCTTCGATGCCATTTCAGACGGCGCTCAAAAGGCAACGGCGGTATTTGGCTTACTGCAGGGTGCATCCGCATTGGTAGGTGAAGAAAATGAGGATCTGCAAAAGACGCTCGTAAAGCTAAATGCGATACAGGCAATAAGTAATGGACTGCTTGAGGTAAATAGATTTTTAAGCACTGAAAATGCAGCGAAGGCCGGAATACTAACGGTCGTAACGAAGGCAAACACGGCGGCAACATTGGCAGCAACAGCGGTAACGAGGCTATTTGGCGGCGCGGTAAATACAACGGCGACATCCTTTAAAGTTCTTAAAGGCGCGATAATGGCAACCGGGATAGGGCTGTTATTGGTGTTAGTTGGCTCCATCATTTCCGCATTTTCATCAGCAGAGAAAAAAGTTGATGAGTTCGGCAAAACGATCAATGAGGTAAACCAGAAAACGATTGACTCTTTTAATAAATTAATCGACGCACGGCTTGCGTTATCGAGAGCCGAAGATCAGATTTCAGAGCAGCAGTTAAAACGGCAGCAGCTAATCAATAAGTACAATGAAGAACAAGTGCTTATTAAAAAGCAGCAGCTAGATCAGATCGAGGAACTAAAAACAAAGACGGTCGAAAGCCTTTCAGCTACGGAACTTTTCTTTAGAGGTCTGGCCGATAAGGTCGGACTTTCATCGGTTGGCATCACTGAAAGCGTTGCAGACGTTATTTCCAAAACCGTAAAAAAAGGCATATCCCAGGAAACGATACTTCGAGATGAATTTGATAACCAAAGGAAAAACGCAGAGGCTACACTGGCGGCAGAATTAGCAACGATTAATGTTGAGGCATCGAAACAGACGGCAAAGGAACTCGCCGAATTAGAGAAGCAAAGGACAAATTCAAAATTAGCCGAAGAACGGGCAAGATTAAAGCTTGTAATTGACCTAACCAAAGAAGGATCTGAATTAAATCAGCAGGCAATCATTGCCCTTGCCGAATTTGAAGGCAGAGCAACAAGGACGTTACTAGATCAGGAATTAAAGGATCGAAAAAAAGCACTTGAGGAAACCGGAATTGCTACCCTTGCTGATTATACCGCATTGAATAATGAGATCAGCGCACGCCGTAAATTGTCCGAGCAAGACACCTTAAACGAGGTTAACAGGCTTAACAGTGAATACCGGGATAAGCAATTTCAGGACGAAAAAGATTTTCAGGAAAAGTTAAAGCAGATCGAAATTGATAGGATTGATGCTATTCAGTTAGCAACACAAACGGCTGCGGATATCGAGAAAAGGATCAAATTGGATTCTGCCGTTACCAATTCCGGGCAGGAAACAATTAAACGAGTGCAGGCCGAAAATAATATCATAAGGTTTGAGGCGGCGCAAACAACGAGGGAATTAGAAAAGGAGGAACAAAGCAGAACGGCAGGACTTGCAAGAGAAACGGAACTGCGAATAAAAATAGAGGCAGAAATCGCGGCAAAAAAGGTAAAAGTCAATAAGGACGCAAATGCTGCTATTGCCCAAAATAATAAAAACTTTCAAAATGAAAGAGCGCAATTACTTATTTCATCAGCGGGACAAATAGCTGCGTCTATTTTTGCGATAGAAAATAATTTGCTACAGCGTAAGATTAACGACATTCAGACGGCGACTAATTTTGAGCTACAGAGCGCAACGTTAACGGCCAGGCAGAAGGAAGCACTTGCCAAAAAATCAGCCGCTCAAATTGCTGCGCTACAGGCAAAGCAGGCACGAAACGACCGGAATGCAGCAATTTTAAGTGTAATCTTTAACACCGCTGTTGCAGTCACTGCCGCGTTAGTCAAAGGCCCATTAGCAGCAGGAGTAGCGGCGGCATTAGGTGCGGCGCAATTAGCCGTAATACTTTCGCAGCCCGTTCCTAAATTTGAGGACGGAGGCAAGGTAAAAGGCAGGAGGCATTCATCCGGCGGCGTGCATATCGAAGCGGAAGGAAATGAGTTTATCACCCGTAGGAAGCAAGCAATGAAACACGGCGACGCATTGACGGCAATGAATACCGACGATAGGGCGTGGAACAAGTTTGTCGAAAATAATTACGTGCGGCCTGCTTTAATTTCCGAACGGATGCAAAACGCGAACGAGGGCCGCAAATCAACGGTATCGGAAAGAACAGGGCGCATTGAAATAAAGACAGCGTCATTGGAAAAACGAGTATCGGCAGGTCAAAAACAGGCCCGTAAAGATGCCGACAGGATAGTGAACGCCGTGACAGTTAATCGCGAAAATGACCGTAACAAATGGTAGATGAATTATATATTTTATTAGACGGTCAATATCGCGGATCAATCCCCAATGAGTTTGGTATACAGGTTCAATTTGATACGTCAACGCATGGTGTTTTTACGACCTTTGAAAACGATGTGACGCTATCCGGTGAATCTTACGCCTACCTGTTTGACATATATCTCCAGAATGACTATTGCCGCGAGATCGAAGTAACGGCTATTTATACGTGCAGCGGATATGATAGAATCGTCATTGCTACCGGGATAATATTTGTATCTGATTGCCTATTTGATCGCGATAAATGCCAGCTAACCACTATAATAAATGACGACGGCTTTCAGACGCGGATTAATAACAATAAGTCGATACCCATATTCTCAAACTCTGCCCTTACAAAGAATCTGGATGTAATTGCAGAGCCTTTTAATTCGTTTACCACGGGCGGGATTTTGACTCCGCAAGCCACAAAAATGTTTATTCCATCGACGGGAAACTACATTAACCCGGATCAATTTGCCTATGGATGGACGGTATTTAATGCGTTCAAAATCAGCATTGCGTTCATGTCTGATAATTCGGTGGGCTTTGTTTCGGACTATTTCCTGACCGGCGAAGGCAAGCAATTTATGATAGTTTCAGGTGCTTCAATAAGGACTGGTAAAACGACTCCGTTTGAATTTACGTTTGAAAATATTTATTCATCCCTCAACAAAAAAATTCAGTTAGGATTCGGATTTGAAAAAATCGACGGCGTTCCTTTCATTAGAATTGAAAAGCTGGAATATTACAGAAATCAACCCGCGTCCGTAACCTTACTCGATGTCCCAGATATTAAAAGCCGATTTGACAAATCAAAAATATGGGCAACGATATCGCTTGGATCGGAACAGGGCGAGTTTTTGGAAGAATGGCAGGGACGAAATGAAACGGCGGTGTTATCATTTCCGCAAGTCGCATTTAGAGGTTTTAAACGGGAAACATTCGGGCTAACGGGAAATTGTAACCTGGATTCAAACTTTGACCTGGTCACCAATAAGCTAATATTCGACACCAACATAATCGAGGATGTTTTAATTTATGACAATCAAAACTTTGACAAAAACCCTTTCCTAATTGAGCTGCCATTTTATATTGGTCAAGCTGATACGGTCATTTCCGTTGCAGCGGAAAGTAGCGACATATTAGGTATCGGTACGTTTCAGTATAATAAATCATTTGTCAACGATCAGCAGGCGCAAAATAATATTAACGGCGTTCCTTCATCCATCTGGCAATACTATCAGGGATTGGCCCCTACAGCTTGGCAGATTGATAATTCAGGCCCAAACCCAGCGCCTCCATCTACATTAGGTGATCATGAAATGGAACTGGATGGAACGTTGCGCGAATATTCATCTTCGACCGATCCAGACCCGGTGACAGGAGCATTTGGAACGGGCCATTATGTTGAATTTACAGACCAGACAATTAATCCAAATGGGTTTTATGAAACGCCGCAGACCTATGTCGTTCCGGCTCCGGGTATCTACACTGTAACGGCCGACATTTGGCGACGTGCGCCGATTAATGCGCCCTTTGCCGCAGTGGGCGCCATTATTAGTTGGTTCATCGTTATAAGAAGAACAACGGCGCAAAATGAGATCCTCCATGATTATGCGTCGGTACAATTTACCGGCTTTGGTAACACCGATCAAAATGAAACGCATAGCAAAACGTTCTTTGCAAACGAGGGCGACTTTATAGTAATAAATATTTTCGCTGAAACGTCAATCCAGCCTGCATGGTTTTCGGCCTTTAGCTTAATTTCATTGGGTGAAGTCCAGTCGTTTATTGGATCGGGCGAGCCGTTTCAGGGCGGCGAATTGCAGCCATACGATCCCGGTGCATTTCGTCCGGTTATCGACACGTTTAAATATCCACTATCTTTCGCCCAGATAATGGATATAGTAAATAATACACGCGGATCAATCGCCTATTCAGATTCAACCGACGTTACGAGCGTGAAACTAGGCGACATTTTACGAATTACAATACCATCGTTAATGAACAATCCTGTTGCGGAATTTCAACTAAAAACAAATACCCTTTGAAAAAAATGGCAATACTTTGGCTCTTATGGCAACCGATTGTCCCGGCAACATTATCAGCTTGCGGATGCGATGCCGAATCTTGCGAATCCGGCAATTACATATCGTCAACAGATACGGTTGATATTCAATTTCAGGTCGAGCCATGCGAGGGCGCGGATAGTAATACCTTCGATACGTTTGAAGTCTCTCCTGAATGGGCCGAAATGTCGGGCATCGTTTGCGCTGAGGGATCTGGCTTTGCAGGAGGTCTAATTGCGAATCCTACTTATGCGAGGTTCTTTAAAATCGTCGTCGTGGTTTCCGGTTATTTTTCAGGATCTTTAACAATGGTAGTTGAGGGAGGCGAAACATTCACATTTAGCAGCAACGGGACATTTACCGTTTATTCGACAGCACCTCCAGCGGTAGCCGTAGAGATAAATTTCTCATCAGATAGCTTTGTCGGATGCTTTGCACGGGATATAGAAGTCACACCAATCGCGAGTGACTATAAGATGGTATTAATCAATTCGGACGGAATCCCGGTATTTATATTTGATGAATTTGATATCGACGGAAACTACATAACCTTCCATAATGATATTAACCTAATCGACGTACTACCAAACGGATGCTATCAATGGGGATTGCTCGACCCGTGCGAAAACACCTGCAACCAGAACTTTCTCCCGGGTGCATACCTTGACTTAGGATCGTTTAGCACCTATTGGACGAATATCACCATACCCAATGAGTGGGAAATCGTTTTGGACGGGCAGCTATCAATAGAGGTCGCAACAAACGGCGGCCATACGGTAGCGAATAATGAATTACTTTGCAATGGCACTTATACGGTAACTTACACCATCACATCCATTGACTCACCGAATCAGTTAAGGGTGACAGCGGGAACAACGGGCGCGATAAGGACAGCACCGGGAACGTATACAGACACGTTAACGGTAAGCAGCCAGGCACCGCTTCAAAACAGGCTTTTGTTTTCTGCAACATTTAACGACGTTGCCGGTGGATTTATCGTCGTGGAAAACATCCAATTTAACAGACTTCCGGCGCAGATCGTTGCGGATAAATTCTCACGCCCCTATTCAATCGGAAGTACAAACGACTGTCTATTAGAAATGGAAGGATGCTCAACCGGCGAAGTATTTGGATTTAACTTTAATAATTTTAGACCTAAAATACGGGTAAAAGGTTCCATCGAAGCACCAAAGTATGAATCGGACGCGGAGATATTTAGGTATAAATCGGGATTAAAAGAAGTTGTTTATGCAGATGTTATTAAACAAAAAAATGTCGCTATTGAGGCCGTCCCGGAATACATACACGACTTCCTTTCAATATGGAGGTTCCTAGACAATAGCTTTATAAATGGATTCAAAGTAATCATTGCCGATATCGACTACCCCGAACTAAACTTTCTTAACGGATGCAGCGCGGGAGTGACTTTGCCAATCGAGCAAAACCCACAAAAACGGCGCAAGGTAAAATGTGGCCCCGCCTCTGAATGCGTTGCAACCACAAACGATATCGGCAAAGACTTTGAAAGCGGAAACGCCTTCCTGTTTGAATCCGGGATAAGGTTTCTTTTTAACCGAGGATAATTATTATATTTGCCCTTGCTTTAGTCGGCTTATCACGTTGTCAATTCTGTCCCGGTCAGTAAAATAGGGGATGGTAAAATTTTGTAAACAATACAAAAAATGGCTATATGTGTAGACGATTATTGCCTAGATCCGCTCAATACGCACACGGATAATGACTGTGGCGCGTACAAGTACGGTGGCATATCTCAAATCGTCGCTTTTAAATGTTTGCCCAACAATCCATCAAGTGGGGCAGAAGTGCTGAATATGATTTCAGCAGGATCGGCTTGGATAATTCCCGGTCTGTTAGGTGGAATCCCGGAAGGATCACCCGTCGAGATTGACGCTCAGGAATCATGCGGCGACTCTCAGGTTGCCCGTATTGATCGTACGCTTACGTTTTCCGATTCGGCTATCAATGCTAACAATGTAGAGTTCTACAACCGTGCGCGAAATGCTAACTTTGCATCTGCAATAGCGTACTTCTGCGATTCTGGTGAGAGTGTTTACATTCTGCCTAAATCGAGCATTAAACTGCGAGGCACGCAAACGGCTCCAAACCAGAACAACGACACACGTAAATTTGTCGGTGAGTTCTATTGGAACAACCTTAACGATCCGTTGATTATTCCAACACCAGACGGAGTTTTCGCTTAATGAAAGCAGAAACAAAAACCAAAACGACCACGCCGGAAAATTCTTTCGGCGTGGTTTTGATTGCCTTTAATCATGCCTATTTTCATAAGGCATACAACCTCGCTTTCTCCATTCATTATTTTAATCCAGACATTAAAATAACGGTTCACGTTGACAGCGTTTACGATTTTAATATTGCCCTCGCTGACTGGAAAAGCAAAGAGTTTGATCAGGTCGTTGAGCATAAAGAATACTTCAGGGATTTTGCAGAAGTTAAATTAAACATCGATAGGTTTGCCGTCTATGATCGCAGCCTATACTTGGACGTTGATACTATCTGCTTAAAAGACATTGCGCCGCTGTTTGAGCAATTAAAAGATTCAGACTATAAGACGGAAGTAAACACTGACTTCATGCTATGGGCGACGCGCGAACAAACGGAAAAACATTATGGATTTACTCCGGACGATTATATTCCTTCTACCAATAGTTCAGTTCAGTATATCGCAAAGGGAGGGACGGCGACAAAGATATTTGATGCAGCACGGGCCGCACATTCCAACCCTATCCCTGTTAAGGAATTATACAATACATGGGGAGGGACACAACCAGATGAATTGTATCTAAATGTGGGCATTGCAAAGAATCGGTTTGATGCGGCATTTGAAAAAGGCCCGGTATTTTTTACAACTAAAATATCCCACGAATACGAAAAGCTAAAAGACTTTTATTACTTCCTTTCCTACTTCGGGCCGCGCGGTCACACGCCGTACTATTACACCAATTACATGGACGTGGAATTAAAACGGATGCAGCAGGAACGAGGACAAAGGCACACAAACGAATCAAGGGTTAGCAACCTGATAAATTTTAAATACGCAAACAAACGGAGGAAATGAAAACGATAAAACTAAACCCGAAAAGTTGCCGGACAAGGAAATGCGGGAATGCATTCGATCCTGAAACGTACATGATACCTTTGAATTTACCGACTAAAAAAGCGGCATAATGTTAACACCGGAAGAACTTGAGGCAATAAAACAATCCATCGTCCCAAAGTGGCGCGATTGGGAGGTCGCATATCGGCAATGGGAAGCAAGTAAAAAGTGGGGCCGGTACGCATCAAAAGACTTTGCAACGGAGCCAGTTTTGCCGGAATATTATACCGGATATCGAATGGCGGTTGACATGATGGAGCAAATTGATATCCATGCCTCAAAATACAGATACCCGGATAAGTTATTTATCTGTCGCGCTCCCAATGAAACCGACGCGGAATATATTTACCGCAGGCAAAACTATAAGAACACCACCGCCCCGGTATTTTCCGATTATCTTGCAACCGTTGGCCGGTCTAACTCAGATCAGAACTGGAGCCTAGAAACGGAAGATATTGCGTTGTATGAATACTTGACAAAACAACTGCCAAAATACAAAGACATAGGCGGTTATCTTAAAAACTTTATCACACCGTTAAAGGCAAAAGATGCGAATGGTATCATTGCGATTGAGCCAAAAAATATTCCATTAATACGCGACGAGGAAGGCAATATTTCGCTCAACGGGGAAGGCATGGCAATCATATCTGATGAGCCTGTTGAGCCGATGCCTGTCTATTATTCGTGCCGCCATATTGTAGCGCAGGAATTGGATGAATGGTATGCGGTTATATCCTACGAAAAATCAGAGGTTCAATTCAACGGCAAGTCGGTTAAAATGGGCCTCGTCGTTCGCATTTTTGACGAAGCAAATATTTATGAATTTCGTCAGACCGGAGTATTTACAGACTACCAATTTACACCTGTATTTGTTCGCTATCCTCACACGTACGGACAAGTTCCTGCGGCCAAATTAAAAGGGATCGTTGCGTTAATAGAAGATAAAATCATTTACATATCGCACTTTTCGCCTGCTGCGGATTTGCTCGACCTTGTATTGTTAGATGAGAGTAATTTATCAGCAATAAAGGCCACGTCGATTTACCCTTATAAGGTCGCACTTGGAACGCCCTGCACATTCGAGCGCGGCGGTAACCGTTGCAACGATGGTATGCTGTTCAACCCATCCGCTGTTTCAGGCAATTACGACGGCGAAGGGAAGCAGATACTTGGCCGCGATGAAAGCTGCCCTAACTGTTTAGGCTCTGGATTAAGGCCGCGTATGTCACCTTTTGGCGTGCTATTGATTAACCCAGGAACGCAGTTAAATGAAACCGGCGACGGAAACATTAACGGCGATTATTTAAAGTTTGTTAGCCCACCGATTGACGCGCCGAGGTTCCTGCAAGAGCAAATCGACAAAAACGAGTACCGGTCGAGAAAGATTATTCATTTACAGGCGGCAGATACCGCAGTGACGGGCAAGGAGGGAATAAATCCCACCGCCTCGTTAAACAATGCGAGGGCGACATCCGCATTTATTGAACCGATATCGGATCAGACATTCGAAATAATGGAAACGATGATAGGCGCGATCAATTCAATGCGTTTCACTGATGCCAAAGGATTTACCCTTACGAAGCCGCAGAACTTCGATATCACCACGCCTTCGGATCAGTTGGAATTGATAAGCATATTTATTAAAGACGGATTGCCGCCGGGGCTAACCGCATACCATATCCAGAAGTACATTGCTTCAATTAGCTATACGAGTTCAAACCTTGCGAAATCGTTTAAGCTGATTATGGATCAGGACTTATTGATATGCGTTTCACCGGACGACATCAATCTTCGTTTAACGGCTGGAGACATTGAACCGTGGCGCGACACTTTGCACCAATCAGGATTTCAGCTTATAAAAATGCTGCTAGAAGAAGATCCGTTTTTCTTTACCCAAGATTATAAGATTCAAGCCGATAAGTTCATTCAGAAGGCGAAGGATGAAACGGTTGATAAGAGCCTTACCGATCCGGGAACAGCGGCAGCAGAGCAAATGCGACGAATCGCGGAAACAACTGCTTAATCCAAATATTTGTTTTATGTTTGTTTATCCGTTGCGGGATAAGAGATTGGATTCGTCCATTTAAACTGCCTGACCTTCGCAACGGGGTCGGGCTTTTTAATTTGATACAACTATGATTTCAGTAATTCATCCGTCACGAGGTCGCCCGGAGCGAGCGCGAAAGTCTTACGAGAGGCTTAGTATAATGGCAACAGGGGAGTTTGAATTTATCCTTTCCGTTGATATTGACGATCCCGAATTGTCCAATTACAATTGGTTGTTTTCCGACTGCATAATTGTTGAAAGCAATAACCGATCAGTTACCGACGCAGTGCAAAACGGCTGCAAAATAGCAACGGGCGAAATGATGATGATTTTTTCAGACGACTTTGAAACAATGCCTAGCGGATGGGACTGGATGATTAAAAAAGCGGTAAAGGACAAAGAATTTTACGCTCTAAAAGTCTATGACGAGATTCATAGATGGATTCACACGATACCAATTATTGACCGGAAACTGTATGAGTACCTGGGACATATTTATAATCCGATCTACCTGCATATGTTCGGCGATACTGAATTAGCATGCATTGGTGACCTGCTGGATATAACCATAACCCGGAATGATATTCGTTTCCCGCATCACCAATTTACCCGTTACCCAAAAACAAAGGATCATATCAATGACCGGAATAATTCCTTTTGGACTCAGGACGAAAAGGTATTTTTGGAACGCTGGAAAACCAATTTCGGTTTAAGGCCCGATCAAATTAAAGGAAGGATAAAAGACACCGGGACTATTGCATTTGTTAAAGGTAAAATCGGAATGCTATGAAAAACATATCTAAAATTTTACCCCTTATTTTTGCATCAACAATAATCATTTACATTGCCGGGGCGTTAGCCTGTTTGTCGTTTAATGTATTGGAATGGCATGAGGTAGTAAGAGGATGTGTTGCGTGCGTGTGGGGCGTGCTGTGCATTTTAATAATTACTTTTCCATACGACGAATTATGAAAACTTTATCAATCCTAATATGCACTGTTGAAGGCCGAGAGGATCAGTTACGCAATACCGTTGAGTCGCTAGTCGGTCACAGGGTCGTTAATTATTTTGAAACCGGGGCGATATCAAATATTCAGTTTGACGAAGGCGAAATAATTATTTACAAGGACAACAAAGAAATATCGGTAGGTGCAAAAAGGCAAAGTTTACTTTTAATGGCATCGTGTAAATGGTGTGTATTTCGTGACGACGACGATAAAGACTTTGGCAATTATATTGACCTGATAACCGATTGTATTAATGCCAATCCTTATGCTGATTGCATAGGTATCAACGGCATTATGACCACCGACGGAAAGAACGAGCAACGGTGGATTCATTCGCTTAAATACCCACGTCCGGCAAGCAATAAGGACGGATGGGATTATGTCCGACCGATAATACATTTTAATCCCGTCTTGACTTCCTTAGCTTTAAAGGCCGGGTTTAAAGATATGCGTTTCGGTGAGGACATGGACTACGGAATGAGGCTAAAATGGTATTTAAGAAACGAGGCATTAATAACCAGTCCGCTGTTTCATTATTGCTATTCGACGGAAATTAAACACAAAGAAAAATACGGAATCAAATGAACCCTAAAGTATGCATCATTAACGCTTCATGGGGAGCATGGTACCCGAAAGGAACGCAACGGTTAGTCGATTCATTGTGGCGCAACGGATGGGCCTACGATGTACGGTTCTGGAAAGATCAGCCTATTAACAGTTTCTTTAATCCATACTATCCATACACTATTAAAATGGCCGCATGGATACAGGCAATTTGGGAAGGTTACGACATAATCATTTGGGCCGATTGTTCCATTTGGGCCGTCTCAGATCCTAATGTTTTGGTAAAGATAATTGAAAATGAAGGCGGCTACTTTTTAACGTCCGGGTTTAATTTGGCCCAAACGCTAGGGGATAAGGATCTGGCATTTTCCGGGATGAGCCGGGACGAGGCAGAAACGAAAAGCGAAGTATGGAGCTGTTTATTCGGCGTTGATCTACGAACGGCAAAGGGAAAGATATTTTCTGATGTGTTTATTGACGCTTACAAGGAAGGCGTTTTTAATACCCCGCGCGAGCATTCGGGCATGAGTGAAGATCCAAGATTTCTATTTTGCAGGCAGGATCAATCAGCGGCTTCGATTGCATTTCATAAAGCCGGATTTGAAACGATGCACCACCCCGGAGAACAAATGTGCAGCCACACGGAGAAGGATTTAAAGAAAAATACATTTGTTACATTTTATATGAGAGGCGGTTTATGACAGGTTCGCAAAATTCAGAAGATCGTTTCGTTTTAAATTACTTTCAACGTGCCGGGACTGCCTTAGAACTTGGAGCAGGTGACGGAATAACAATGAGTAATACCAACTTATTAAAATACCGAGGCTGGAATATTCGACAAGTTGACATTAACAATCAGGGCAATAAAGCAGTTGAACAATGGGACATAACAAAATATTCTATTAACTGGAAATTGCAGGGATCACCGACATTTGATTTTGTTTCTATTGATATTGACGGGAACGACTATTGGGTGCTTGCGGCCTTATTAAAGGTGCAGCGCCCATTACTTATATGCTGCGAGGTTAACAGTCAGCTACCATTAAATGAGTCGATAACAATTAACTATGACGACAAGCGGAAATGGTCAGGCAATTACAATTATGGAATGAGTTATCTTGCCGCTGAAAAGCTGTTAAACGGTAGCGGATATTCCGTAATTTCATGCCTCAATAACCAGAACCTTATGGCTGCATTTACGCCTGATAACATTCAAAACATTGACCGATCAGAATACGGGGCTACTTTTTCCCACCCTGAAATAATGGGAGAAAATGATAAATGGATTCAAGTATGAGAGCGTTAGCCATGTCGGACTTGCGAGTAAATAATTACGTGGCTGTCCTAGGGCCAAATTTTGACGAAAGAATAAAAGGATTCGTTGATGGTAAAATCATTTTTCACGGAAACTCAAGCGCGGATTTCGACTCGTGCAGGACCATTGATCTTGATAAAAGATGGCTCGACAGCTTTGGAGTGAAACGGTTACGAGCGGGGCTATTTATTCACACGGAAACGGGAAAAAAAGTAAAATCAAATAAACCAATTTTATATGTACATCAGCTTCAGACCCTGTTCTACGTTAACGAAGAGGTTGAACTATCTAACAACGGACTAAACAAAATAATGTAACATGGAAGGACAAGGACAGCCGTTTAACGGCGACACGTACTTAGAGAAGGAATTTCTAAGGCTAAAAAGAGATTTCAAGATTAAAAACGTTGTCGAAACCGGGACTTACCACGGCGACTCGACAGCATGGTTTGCGGCTAACTTTTTAGCGGTGCAGACCATTGAATTTAAAATGCCGCAATATTTGGAGGCAAAGAAAAAACTGGCCGCTTTAAAAAATGTTTCGATGGTACGTGGCGATTCTGCGCGTGACTTAAAAACAATGATTGAGGGACAGCCGAATTTGCTTATTTTCCTCGATGCTCATTGGTACGCAAATCCCGTTATTGACGAATTAAAACAAATTGCAGCCTGTGGATTAAAACCCGTTATTGCAATTCACGATTTCAAAGTTCCTAAAAAGGATTTCGGCTTTGATTCATACAACGGGCAGGATTATACTTTTGAATGGGTTGAGCCACATTTAAAAGCGATATACGGCGAGTTTGACTATCACTATAATACCGAGGCGACAGGCGCAATGCGAGGATGTCTGTTTGTTTACCCTAAAAAATCTTTGTAACAATTAAAACAAACAAAATGAAAGCGAACCACTTAATAAAGCAAAGCGAGGTACTCGACAATATCTACAAAAGAATTAGTGAGGCAAACTCACATAGTATGTTTAAAATATTTATACCTCACTTTATTTATGTTGAGGAAAGCGTAAGGCTTCAACTAATTGACGACGGGTACAAAGTTTACGAAGGGGATTGGGACGGCATGGTAAAAGGTGCATTGATAATTGAATGGTAACCTTTAGCACTTGGTTTTTTAATTAACAATCTAAAACAAACAAAATGGGATTTTTAGACGCATTAATCAACGTTGCAAGTGCGGCAACGAAAATAGTATTAACTCCAGTGGCAATAGTGGCAGATGTCGCCGTAAAGGTAGTAACCGGGGAAAACCCCGAACTAACAGAAGGTGCAATAAAATCGGCTAGTCAAGACCTTGAAGATGCAGTAGACGAGATATCGCCGTGAGAATGAAAGCAAACATTTTACGTCCATTTAAATGGGCTTCGCGTCAGCTTGGTCATATATGGTGCCTGTTTATACATGGATTTATTCGGGAAAAACATAAAATGCACAGGGCTTACGGGCCGGAGGAATGTCAAATATGCGGCAGGTGGTGGGAATTGTAATTACATCATTTAATCCCCGACCTTTTAATTAACAATTAAAACAAACAAAATGCAAAACGAAATAAAATTTAGAGCGTTTGATGATGGAAAAATGTTATCAATGCCAATCAGTAGCAATTACGGTATAGGTCGTTTTTTTGGCTTTCTCAGAGAAGATGCAGTAATTATGCAATTCACAGGCTTAAAAGACAAAAACGGCAAAGAAATTTACGAAGGCGACATTGTACAAAGAGGTGTAATTACATTTAGCCGCGGCAAGTTTCAAGGGACTTATTTTGATAGCACGGGAGATTTGGCAGAGGATTGGGAAGATGATTTGTTTCAAGAAAAAAACATTGAAGTAAAAGGTAATATTTACGAAAACCCAGAATTGCTGGTGGATTCTTTTTAGCCTGCCAACTCACTAAAGCCTTTCAGCAATGGAGGGCTTTTTAATTTTACCTTTACCGCATGGCAACATTTGAAGAACTTGTAAAGCAGAAGATTGAAATCCTAGAAAACAGCCCGGAAAGATTTTCCTCCAGCGTGGAAAAGGCGCAGTTGAAGCTATGGAGTAAGATAGAAAAGCAATTTGATAAGCTGCAAACAAAGGGCGGCAAAGTAGTTCAGAATAGTAAAAACCTTGCCCTAATAAACACAATAGTAAAGAGGCTAGGCGTTCTTATTTCTACGGGCGACTACATCAAAGCCGTCCAGTCGTTTCTCGGTGAATACGATCAATCCGCAAGGATCAGCGACGACCTCGTTAAAACATTGGATAAGGCCTTTGTTCCTAATGCCTTTGCAAAACAAATACAGTCGCTCTACAGGGAGGCCGCAATAGATCAGCTATTTACTAATCCATCGTCCAACACTCAAACATCGTTACGGGCAAACCTAATCAGCTCAATTAGCTCAGGTGCAACATTCGCTCAAACGGTTAACTCAGCGCGTGAGATAGTGCAGGGAGGCCCGGACACAGATGGAAGGATGCTTGCAAATATTAAGACGGTAGCGATCACCTCGATTGCCGTTTCAGACGCCGGTTATTCTGCTGCAATAAATAACCAAATCGTAGCCGAATGGTTCAGATATGTAGGTGGGACGATTGAAACCACACGCCCGTTTTGCCAACAAAGGAACGGCAAATACTACCACCGAAAAGAAATAGAAGCATGGGGAGCCGGGAAAGAATCCGGCGGCGCAGGAGCGATAAACGACGAGGGTAAATGGTACGGGCAGATTGAAGGCACAACGGCATCAACGATATTCACCAATCGCGGCGGCTGGAACTGTAGGCATTTTATTGTGGCCGTCCCGATCTCATCCGTACCGCCGGAAGTGATCCAACGGGCAATAGATGAAGGCTTTTTTAAGGCTGATTGACGAAAGACATTTTACCGTCGCTTATCAGCTTATGGACAAGTGCGATAAGGCGCTCGCGTTTCTTTGCCGATAGCGTGCTTTGCTTGGTAGCAATTAGGTTATACTGCTCACCCATGTGAGCAAGCTGTTCGGATGTAAATTCGCCTAAGATCTCTATATTTTCCATAAAAAAAATGGGCGGCACATGACGACCGCCCACCACTTTTAAACCACTTAACCACGGCTAAGGTAAATTATTTACATTTGCAAACACATGAGCCAAGTAATTCTCATCAACTTTAATTCTCAGAAGGTCGAAATTACGACAGCCGAAAAGGGATTGATCTTTAAATTATTTGGATTTACTGATTGCACACCCGACCCAATGCCGGACTTCTTACCTTTATTTCTAACCAACACAAACACAAATGGCGTTAACAGCAGAAGAACAATCGCAATTCCTGAAGGACTTCACCGGGATAGACCCGGAGGCAATGGAAAGCCTCGAAAAAGCAAAAGAACAATTTAACACTACCTACCTTCCACGGAAGGAAGCCGCAAAAGATCCTGATATTGTTGCGATGGCAGTTGGCAAACTTGCCGGATCGTTAAAGACGACACTGAAAAGCCTGGCTCCTGATGTTGACTTTTTAAGCCCGGAATTAAAAGACGCAAAGGTTGAAGATTTGGTAAAGGCTTCTTTCGGTTTTAATTCTGAAAAGATCAAGACGCTGGAGCTGTCACTTAAAACTGCCGGATCAGGTGACGTGACAAAAGTAAAGGACGAATACGAGGGAAAGATCAAAGGGTGGGAGAAAAAATACTCCGAACTTAACGATCTTCATATCGGCTACAAAACCGAAATGGATACCCGGGTACAAACAATCGCCGAGCAAACCAAGCGGGAAAAGATAGCGAAGGCACACGACGACGCATACCGGGCAATACCTTTTAAGGCCGAACTGAAGGAAGATAAAATATTTCAGGCTGGATTTGCCGCAAGTGTCGCACAGGTCTACGGCCAGGAAATCGGCGACGACGAAAAGGTATACGCACTCAAAGAAGGCAAGCGGATCAGTTCTAAGAAATCAGCGCAGAACTTCATGGAGTGGGGCGAGGCTTTGGAAATATTCGCAACAGAGAACGGAAAGATTGCCGGAAACCCGGTGGGAGGAAGGCCGCTACCATTTGTACCACCGCCAGCACCGGGACAGCCAACGGTTCCCAATTCGCCTGACGCTATCCATGCGGCGAGGCTGGCAAACAGATCGACGATGTAATTTTAGGCCCGGTAATAATTTACCGGGCTTTTTTATTGTTCATTATCAACACGTTATAAAATAAATACAAATAATGTTTGAATAAGTTTGCAGAATCAAAAGGAAGGTGTATCTTCGTATAGTTGAAAGCAATTAAGCGCAACGATAAAAAACAAACAAAATGAAAAAGTTCTATTTATTTCAAAACATAGGCGTTGCAGAAAGATTTTTTTGCGGTAACATTTACGAAAATTTACCAACGGATCGTATTAAATATCACGGGGAATCAATGATGTTTAAAGATTGTTGCGAAGAGGGCATTTGCAAAGAGTTTGACAGTAGAAAAGAAGCTAATCAATACAGCTTTATGGAACAAGAATCAATGGAAGATTCAAATAATTACGCAAATCAAGCAATGCGTGATGAGGAAATATATGGATGCGAGGGTGTAGATTGTTAGTATGAAAAAAGAAACAAAAAGGGGCGGCATCCGGCAAGGTTCGGGTGCCAAACCGAAATACAACGAGGAAACAAAAACGGTTTCCTTCCGTTGCCCGGTATCGAAGATTGATGAACTAAAGGCAACCGTCAAAGATAAGCTGTCGGACTGGTCACTAAAATAACAGCCAAAAGTTTCCGCGGCCTTTTTTGATTAAAATAATTATATTTGCGGCGACTAAAAGCACAATGTTGCCTTTTATCTCGACGGCATTAAACGAGAATTGTTGGCCAAACCTTCAGCCAGAATAGCAAGAAGGACACCCATAATTCCTTTTAATAATGTCAATCTTCTCAGACTTAATTGACTGTCCCAACCTGCTCGTTAACGTCGATCAGGCTTTCTCAAGGCCCGGCGTAATTCAAGAGCCGCTCCCATTTTTGCAATACGTTCTATCAAACACCATGCGTGAAGGGCTATCACTAGCGATGCTTCCCGGTGATGCTCACGTGCGTACGGTTCAGGTTAAATACGTTCAGCGATTGAACGAAACAACTGTGCAGGCAAACGTTCCGAATCCAAACTGCTCTCCAGGGGTAGTGTACAAGGAAAAGTCCACAACTTACGACATGGACACCTCGGTAAACTTCGGCGTTGGATTTCGCTGGAGCATTAAAGACTTCCAACGGATCTGCGGCGGTACACCTCAAATCATATTTGATATGATTGCCAAGCTAGGTGATGCACTTGATCGTAAAGTAGCTACCAGTTTTGCCAATAAAGTCGTTACAAACCACATTGGAAATTGGGCGCGCGATACGCAGAACTATAACGGTACTGTTGTAACCCAGCCGACTTTAAATGTGGCCACCAAACTGGCGAACGGAAACACCGATCCAACGCTTTACGAAGTGGTACGCAGGGCAATGGCTGTCAGCGGCTACGGTTCGGCAGCGGTATTCACCGATCAGACGCTCCTTCAGTATGCTAACAATGCAGTTACTGGATGTTGCGTTAACGATTTGGGTTATGACCTTGCAGCTCAACTGGCGAGATACGGAATCGTATTCACATGGGATCGCAGGATTGAAACAGCGTTGAAGCTGCTTAACCCTGATGGAAATGGTTTAATGGTAGCGCCGGGATCACTTGCAGCGGTATCATTTACTCAGGCAGAATGGAAAAACGGCGTTCCACTTGCAACAGAAGGCGGTAACTACTTCTACACGTCGGTATTTACTCCTGCGGGATTAAAGGCAGACCTTACGTTTAAGGACGACTGCGGTGATGTTGTTTTAAACATGGTTGTTACGACCGATATCTTCGGAATGCCGGACGATTTGTACTCGAATGAGGATGTGTATTCAGGCATCGTTGGTGTTAACAAGATAACGGTTACCAACCCTTCCTAATCGGGATTCAGAAACTATTTGAATCAGGAGCAGAGTTCCTTTTTGAGTCCGGAATACCATTTCTGTTCAATCATTAATATTGCACCGGGCATATTTGTCCGGTGCTTTTTAACACCCAATGTATGTGCTTTGAAACGCTGATAGGAATTAAAGAATGTGGTGAGCCAGAACCGAAATCAAAACTTTATGTGGACGATTACGGCATCACCATTTCCCAATTAGATCAGCTATACACGAGCGACTATCCAACCGGATTGCTCCTTTTTAAATCCAAAAGAAAGGCGGCAGGCGAACTGATTTCTTCACTTGTAAATAATCAGCTTGCATCATGGATGAAGGCTGATACGATTATAGATAATTCAAAAATAGGCTTCATTGAAAACAACCTTTCCCCTTACGATCCGGCTTTGGGCGCGGGTATTTACGTAGGTGTTTCACAACGGCTATACAACAGGGATTCATTCGTTTATATCTTTAACTCGAACGTCTTTCTTTCCGCTGATGTAAATGTGGAAGTTGAGTTAAAAATCGTTGATCTTAACTTGAATAAGGTTATTGATACGATAACAATTAACACCAACGAGAATACCATTATTGACAAAGAATACTTTTCCAACCGGAACGATTTATATATCGGCATTATGTATGAAAGTACATTTGCCGCTCAACGAACAATTTTAAGGGAGGGGTATTGTGGTTCCTGTAACGGGAAAAATGCACCCGTTAATCATAATCAATTCGTTACGATTCAGGGGATAAAAGGAAGTATTGCCGGGGAAGTATTTTCCGATTTGCAGGGCTATGCATACACGGGAGGCTTGCAGATTAACTACGCGGTAAACTGCGATAGGAAGGCGTGGATTTGCAGCAACTCTAAACTGTTTGCGCTCGCCCATATCTTTAAGACTAACGCTTTACTTATGCAGTTCGCACAATTTGAAAGCGTAAACGAGAGGGCAAATACTCAGGTAACAATTAATGCAGAGGCGGCAAAGTTACGTGAGGATTTCTACACCGATCAGTTCAATAAGCAAATGACGACGGTATTATCGAACATGAGGATGCCAAAGGATAGCTATTGTTTCCGGTGTAATGAGAATCTGAAATACAGTTCTATGATACCATGACAATCGCGGAATATAAATCGAGCCTAACGTCAAAGCTGGAAAATCTAATTCAGAACTTCGTGCCATTGCGCGAGGCGATGAGTGATTATGTTGCCGATTCATCTGTTAGGATATGGGATCAACATGAAAATTCAGCAGGCGACGATCTGCTTTCGTATTCGCCGTATTCAAAAACTCCTATTTATGTTTCCAAAGTTTTGTTTCCATCTGTTGGCACTAACATCGGAAAGAAGGGCAAGATTGTTAAGAATCAATCGAAGTCAACTACAAACGTAGGGGCGCGAAATATTGAGATCAAATCGGCTTACTTGCCTGGTGGTTACGCAGAACTAAAAAAGGCGTTAAGCAATAGGCCTCCGCTTGAATTGTTCGGTGTTTTAAAAGCCGATTGGGCAAATGCGCAAATCGAGGTCAAAGGATCAAAGGCAACGGTCGCATTAAAGAATGAGGTCAATATCGGCAAGACTGAAGGACTGATAAAAAAATATGGAAGATTCTTTTCCCCGAAGCGAAGTGAGCTTGATAAAATAAAAGAAACGATCAGGATTGGAACTATTAAAGCATTGAACGCATGACGATATTAAAATCAATTATCGACGTTTTAAACGCTAAAATATTGGCAACGAATATCGTTACAAAGGCGTTTGGCATTGCTGTCAAATTAGACCGTTTAAAGGACAAAGCAGACTACGGTATTTATATCGGAGCTGGTCAATTAGAGCCTGTGACAGACTTTGATAATTGGATTGGGCAATCTTTCTGGATTAAAAACGGATCACCTGCGATCAACCCTAGTGATGCCTCACGCGCGCAATCCTCCTGCGATAACAGTTCGGACTATTCATATCCGATGCGATTGGTTGCCGTCGCGAAGAAAGACAGTTTGCCGTGTGATAATTACATAGCTTCTGATGCAATCGCGCAGACGTTTATTAAAAGACTTACGGGGCGTTACAACCCAAACGAATTGGGTATTTCGTCAACGTTTGCCGCCATTAATGCGCGGGAGTATACGGACGAGTTTCCTAATTTAATCCTGCCGTATACGCTTGCGTTGGCAGTAATTGACTTTAATTTTAACATAACAATTCCGAATAATTGCATACCGGATTTGTGTCAAACTGAAAACTATGGGTGAGAAACTAACGGCACAACCGGAAAAAATAACCGGATTTGCGGACGATGATTTAATTCATACCGTCGCGGGTGGTGAGTCGTGGAAGGTTAAGTACATTAATCTTATTAAGTTCTTTTGGAGTAAAATTTCGGGCCGTGACATTGTAAATTCCGGCAATGGATATATAACAATTAACGATTACACCTCCCTCGATATATTCTCATCGGAGCCGACAAATTTTACCACTACCCTGTCTGCTGACACAAGCGCAAATCATTTAATTATTCTTTCATCCGGCGGACCTGATTTCGTGACGGTAACTATTAATTCGTACCCATCGCCAAAGGACGGGGCAATAGTGCAATTAAGGCTTTCGGAAAAAGGCACAACTGACTTAATTATTTGTGGTATTAATTGGCCGGGTTCTGCCTTTGCGGCTGGTTTATATACGATTCGATATTCCGGCGATGCTGGTGCGTGGTTGCCGATTAACTTCATTCCTTTTGGAATTGTATCGGCTTCTGAACTTGCCGCTTATCAGTTAATTTCTAATAAAGCTACTAATTTCTCAACAGTAAATAACACGTTATATCCTTCTGTTCAAGCGGTTGTTGATTATGTAACCGCGTTTCCAGTCGCCCCTGTTTCGACCGACGACGTCACTAACGCCTCCCTCTATGCAGGTGCAACTCAGACGGACGTTAACAATGTGGCGAAATCCATCATCTATGGGGGCGGTTCTAATCCGGGTGTAAGTCAGGACTCAAGTCAGGGCTATTCGGTAGGTTCGCTGTTTGTCAATCAATCCAGCGGCGTTACTTTCCGGGCGGAGGATGTTTCTGCGGGTGCTGCTGTTTGGGCTGTTAAGAGCGATAAATTTACCTCTCAAAATTCGATCTTCGTTTCCTCGGTAAATACAGGCAACGCGGCGGCAGATGCAATTTCCAACGGCGTTCTTTTAAGGGCTGCAATAACGGCGGCAAATGCTTTGGTCGTTGGAACTAGGGCAATCAATAACCGTGTGGCAGTTGTATTAACGGGCGGCACTTATGATGCAGATGGAGTAGGCTTTACTATTCCTTCTTTTATGGATATTGTCGGATTAAGCTCTAGCGCGGGTGATACTATACTGACTAATACTACGGGCGATTATACCCTTATTGCAGGGGAAAATGTCGATTACGGCTTGTACAATATTGACTTACGTCCAGGAGCCTTAGCTGCATTAAATGATGACACTTCAATAGGTCAATTTCACCGATGGAACAATGTTTTAATTTCGGGGTTAGTAACCACGGGAATGAGTACTCTGTTCGGCGATTTCCGCAGGATTAGGGCGACCAACGATGTTGAATGGGCTGTTGTTTCGGGTTCTATTGGTGGTTACCACGAGATTGAATTTGATGCTACAGTGACGCAGGTATATAATAGCGCAAACGGAGATTTAGGCGGCGTTATAAATTTCAAGGGACAGAATTTTGGAAATTTTTGTTTTTTTGGAAGTGATTTTTCAGCACACGTAAACGGCACGGCTGGCAATTTTGGAAATCTCTGTTTTGCCACAATTGACGGCAACTTTAGCGGATCGGCAAATCTAAAGGCGGGTAATTACGGAAACGATTGTTTTTTTGCAGGAAATGACTTCTCGGGGCCGGTAAAAGGAACGTTCGGCAATTTTGGAAATGGCTGTTTTAGTTGTGGCCCCGGCAACTTCTCGGGGCCGGTAAAAGGGACGTTCGGCAATTTTGGAGATAATTGTTTTGTGTCTAATGGCGCAGATTTCACACCCTCTTTAGAAATAACTACGGGAGCTTTTGGAGTAGACTGTATGTTTGCTATTGGCATTTTCGCCCCGACAATTATAAACTCAAACATTGAAGAAATAACTTCGGGATTAACAGGCTCACTAATAAACTCAACCGTTAGATCAAAAGCAGTTGGCGTTGGTGACCTTGCCAAAATAGAACGCTGCAAAATATTAGGAAGTAATGGAACTAACTCAATTATTGGAACTACAACCTCCGCGCAGATACTCGACACTAACTCGAGTATGCCAATCGCCGCAGGTGTTACGGGCGTTTTAAATGGAAACTATAATAATGCCTCGTTGACTTAAACCTTAAATCACAATCCCACGTAAAAGGAGCATGAGAAAATTTCTTACGCTCCTTTTTTTATTTCCGGCCCTAGCATTCTCCCAATGCCTGCCAACCTACAATGGATCGGGATTCTATTCACAGCCGTCATTCGTCACCCTGTATAATTCCGGGCAGTGCATAGAAGGCGAGTTTACGGCCGGATCGTATTTTGTAAAGTTCCCACGCATACCGAACTCCACGCAGCTAGCAAGGTTTTCGTTTGCTTCGGACGATGGATTTACAGCTACACTACTTCGAGTGAATCAGTACGATATAAACTGTACTCCGATCGCCGAAAACTTTAACGTTATATGGCCCGGAACCGGATTTGTAATTGTTGAATATGTGATCCAATCGGAAGGCTTCCAGGTACTTTGTCCGTTTGCCAGAATTACGGGTGTGCTATCGGTCGATTTCGGATATGTCAACGCCCGATGGTTTAACGATATTCTATTCATCCAGTACCGAACCGAGTCAAATCAAAATACAAACAGATACGAGATACAGGTCAGCCGTGACGCTCAAACATGGGAGCCGCTGTTAGATGTTGCGCCGAAGGAAATAAACAGCTCTACGGCCTTAATCTACTCAAAGCATATCGCATTCAATCGGACAGGCCAATGGTACGCGCGGGTGATGGAGGAAGATTTTAACGGAGAGAAAACGTATTCCGATATTGCTCCGTTCGTTGCCAGCGGAAAGTTTGAATCAGGGCCGGTGTTTGATTTAGCCGGGCGTAAAATATCGGAGTAGGGGTTAGTTGGGTTATTGACGCTTCCCGTTACTGTACGGAGTTTCTTTTATAAAATCCCAATACTTTGAGTTTTTATCAGCGTTGCCCCATTTGTTGCCACATGACAAACACTCTAAATTCAATAACCTTCTACCATCATAAGAAGCGGCATTTGGCCCATAATGTTTATATGGTTGACGGCTTTCTATTTTCCAGTTGCGCTCTGAAAGCGGTTTCGTTTTTTCAGTACATCTACAATTTGGCATTGTTTCAATTATTTAGTTAGTAAAATATCGGAGTAGGGGTGGGTAAGAAAAGTTAAGCGGAAGGCTCAATAAGTTCTACAACAGCGGCCATATACATCATTTGAGCCATGCCGTTTTCTTGGTAGTGGATCGTTTCACTTATCTTTAAAAGAGCCGGTATTTCTTCAAGATTGTTGCTTTTCATTACCTCCTTTAAAATATGCGTGTACGGCTGTAACTTTTCCTTGTATTCCCCTTTAAAAAAGGATTTTGCCGTATCTCTACATTCGTAAAGTTTTGCAGCGATTTTAATTTGTTTTTCCATTGTTTCAATTATTAGTGATTGCCCTAGCGCAAGGTTAGTGTTCATTGTCAATCATCAAATCCGCTATAATCAACTTTACGCCAAGCAACGCGGACAGCATCATTTTAAAATCCTTATTAGATAAGGTCTTGCTTTCCGATAGGCGCTGTTTATACATTTCAATTCTACTTAACAGCAGTTCAGGCGACAACGACCGCTTACTACCTCCCAATTCCTTTTCCTTTTCCATTGTTTAAATTATTTAGTGAAGTGCCAGGTTAACCATACCACGGATCTAAGCAATGGCCCATACATTTATCACATCCGAAGCCCGAATCATTGTCTTGAAGATTTCCACAACCCATACATTCATATCCTAAAAGTTCATCCTCATCCTCATCATCACCCCATCCTTCGCTACTACCATCTGTCAATTCCTTTTCCTCACTCATGGCCTAACGATTAACAGTTCAGACTTTCCGGTATTTCTGCAATCAAGGTGACTCCATGATCTTGTGAAGGTAACATCTTCTACCGTTGTTAATCCCAAATTCCTTAATTCAATCCAGTTGCTTTTAATAAACTCAAACACTTCCGGCGGTGTCATTCCTTTTACCTTAATATCTGCCGCCTTTCCGAATTTATGAAGCGACATTCTAGCGCCTGTTGTCGTGTTGAATCTACGTAAGCCGCTTTCCTTATACTGACCGCCAGTGTGCCAATTATTAACGGTTACGGCCTTGCCAGTTTTAACCCGTATAAACTCGCAGATATTAACAATCTTAGGGTCGATGTACCAAATAGATTTTTGGCCCATTGCTGCAAACAGTTCCGGGTAAACAAATTCCTGAATTACAAAGTTCGGTGATATTTTCATGGTGTTTTTTAAATTATGTCAATCCTTTTTATTAACCGGCGGCGGCGAAGGTAAGGGCATCCAATGAGTAATGTAATCCTGAAACCTTAGCGTTGGCTGCATAGTCTTCATATCAACTGCGCTAAATAAATCCGAAACGTGAACCTGACCTCTTTTTTTATTAGCAACCAATTGATCAATAACGACTAAATAATAGCCCTCTGTTTCCGGCAACCTGTCATTAACATCTATCCATTTGGTAAACTGTTCAGCGTACCGAGTCATAGCAAGTTCGGTAAATTCGTGTACGGTATAGCCGGGTGAATCGTAAATCAAAGAGTACCAGCCTTCATAGCTATTCTCTTTCGCTATTTCCTTTAATATCTCTGATGGTTCTTTCATTCACCAAAGGAAAGTAAAATTTCGATACGAAAATAAATTTTAAGATTTTTTTGTGTTGTAAAAATATTGCTACATTTGCCTCATGGCAGATAAAACAAAAGTTACGTTCAGCATCACACTCGATTCTGACGTTGTTAAAAAAATAGACCTGTTATCGGTCGCGCAGCAAAGAGATCGTAAGAAGCAAGCCGAGTATATCATTATCCAGGCCGTAACGAAGGGGAGGGCAAAATGAAAGTATTAGTTTCCTCCAAAGCACTTGGTCAAATCTTAAAGGACATGATCGAAGAGCCGCAAGCGGTTGTGTTCCTTTCGGCAGGGATCGGAGCCGGGTCGTTAATATTTGTGAATCAAACGGGCCGATCTGAAATGTTTGTTAGTTCCGATTCGCAGGATGCCGCTATCGTCGTTAATGCCCGGTGGCAATCGTTTATCAGGGATGTAACTGCCATAGAGGATAGGCCGATAGTGGTTCAGTTCTCGGAAGAAGCAATTTATTTTGAGTTAAAATACTAAGCAAAATGAAACCCAACGACCGGCTCGAAGTTCTGATTAAAAAGCATGAGGCTAACTCTGAAAACCTATTTAGAAAAATGGGCAAATTGACATACGAGCAATGCGATGCACAGTCGCTACATAAAGAATATCAATGCCGAACTCAATTCATAACCGACCTAAAAACACTAAGGGCTGACGCATCGCCCTGCTGCGGGGCCGACATGGTAAAGTTTACCACGTATGGTTATAATGAATGCGTAAAGTGCGGCAAGACGTTTAAACAAGCAAAAACAACTGAGCAATGAACGACTACACAGTTAAAAGGTTAGCCTTAGTGCTTTCCATTCAGGCCGAAATCGAAGGCATGAAAGCCGAAAATATAAACAGGGAACAAATAGGCCATTCAATGGCTTATGTCGAAGCAGACTTTAATCAAAAGCGGGACGAGTTACTAGAAATCGCCTACAAGCATGATGAGCAACTCTAACCTAATCCCGTTTAAGACCTCAAACGCTGAGGGCTGGTTCGTGAAAGTTCCTGATGAGGCTACTAATATTACAATCAGTAAATACCTGCAATACTGGCATTCCTCATGGGACTTACCATCTAGGCCCGGTACTAAATGCACGGGAGGAAGTTGTTTCTTTTATAAAGATTTGGGAGGAAAGAAAAAGTACCCCGAAAAGCTTGTATTTCTTTGCCTTGCCTCCGAAATAACCGAGTATCAAGCGATAAGCCTTTGCGAATACTTTGAGGTAGGTGACGGAGAGCCTGCATACCTTAACTACTTTGAAAAGGATAGATACTTAAACACCGCTATAAGCTCGTTCAAATCACTAATGGATTCGCTCGGTGCATTAACCGGGAGCTGGGCCGTAATTTTAAAGAAGTAAAACGATGATATTTTTTTTAACGATTATTTGTCTGTTAACTATTTTTGTTGGCTCATCAATGATATTAATGTTTCACCAATGGCGGCATTATAAGAAATGCTACTTCCAATTAATTACGACAAACTTTGTCAGATATGACGATCAGCTTTGGGATAAGAATGATATTATTGGCGGCATAACCGTTTTTCTTGAGTGTGGATCTTTTAAGTTCGCCAATGAAATTTATTTACATAGACAGTATTACGTTTACCTTGACCCCGTTTCCTGCTATTGGCTCTGGAAGTGTACAAAGTTTATTAAAACGCAAAACGTTACCAATATGCCCGGATTGTTCTGATTGAAAACAAAAAGCCCCGGTATTATCCGAGGCTTTTTTGATTTGATTTCAGTGGGCTTAATTTTGGCCCGGTTACTACTTATGTGCGAATCAAAAAAATGGGCGCACTCCCGTTTATGTTGCGATCGCGGGACTCGAACCCGTCTGAAAGGATATGAACCTCCCGTGCTAAGCCGTTACACTACCTCGCTCTACAAACCTATAAAAATAATCGACACAAAAACAAAACGCCCGGAAATTTTAATGTGTTTTATACC